AGTGAGTCTATTTTTTAAAACATGACTTGTAAAATAAATACCGTCTGCATATGTATAATAATCAGCGGTTTCTTCAACCCATTGACCTCGTGTGTACGGGTATCTGTTTGGTCGTTTCATGTTACCACCTCATATATAAATATTTCGTATCAATATCTTGTTCTAAAATACACTCTTTCAATGACTTTAAAACTTCCAATGCTCCGCTGACTGTTCCCCATTTGTTTTCAGGTTCATACTGAGTATACTTTTCAGGGTACCGTTCTAATTCAGAGATACCACGTTGGATATTATCTAAAATGTCAGCAATGTTGTAC